AGGCCATTTAGCACCATAATATAACCAAATAATGTCACCCATTTGCTGGTCGCGCTGTGTGAGCTTCGCTACTGCTTTATCAATGGCCAAAGCCCACTCATCTGTTATGCAATAGCTTTTACTTGATGATGGTTGAGGCATCGCCTGTCGCATCAGTGCCAAGGTGGGTGAGGTGTAACCAGGCACACCCAATCCGTCCATTCTCCACAATCCCCACTGTTCAAGCAGGTATTCAGTATCTCCCAATGGCCGGCCAGCCGGCTTACGAATCATCATGCACTCAATCCCCTGTTTAATTTGTTCCGCCTGCTCCCAGGCGGTTTGGCTGTTCGTATTGGCTCTGAGGCCCTATCAGTGCTGGAGGTGTTTTTAACGCCAAGACTTCGCGCTGTACCTTCTGCAATTTGAAACTCAATTGGGTGACCAACTCGTCGACAGAAAGTACCAACTTAGTCCCCTGAACAACCCAACCTGAGCCGTTGCAGTCTGTGCAAATCTGCTCATAAAACACCCCCACCACTACCGCCTTACCCTTGCAGATCGAGCAGGGTTCAAGCTCGATCCGCTCCCGCTTAAAGCCAGGCCCCTGTCGTTTCTGCACGTTTTAAAACCTCGCCCTTAACAAATTGTGGTTCTGGCTCGCAGGCGCCGCCGTTCAAGGCGTCTATGAGGTTTTGCGAATCTTCATATCTAACGCCTGTCTGCTCATGGATCGCTTTGAAGCCACGCACATCTAACCAGTTGTGCCACTTCACCAAGGCTTGGCGGCGCTGCTCTTTGGCCTGCGTGTTGATGTAGGTGGAGGCGATCTTGCCCAGCGAGTGATTGAGCAGCATCTCGCCGGTATGGCCGTCAACGCCAAGGTCAGTCCAGGCCGTACGAGCCACCTTGCGCAGGTCATGACTGGTCCAGGCGCCCTGCCCCAACCGAGTAAACACGGCGCTCGCCTGGTTATCGCTCAGCGGCTTGCCACGGCGTGACGGGAACAGAAAAGCCCCCTCATATCCCTGGGCGGCCTGGCGGCCACGGTAACGACGCAGCAGCCCGCACACCTGATCGGTCAGCGGCACGCGCAGCTCGGTCTTGGTCTTGGTGTGCTCGGCCGGCAGGAACCACTCGCGCTCCGGCAGTGCAATGTCAGCCCAACGCGCCTGTCGGGTTTCACCGATCCGGGTGCCGTGGCACAGCATCATCAAGGCCAGCATGGCGTCACCTGGTGCGCTGTCGAAGCGCTCAGAAAGCAGTGCCACCAACTCGGGCACCTGCACGTCGCGAAGGCGCGCTGGCTTGGGCAAGATGCGGGCCGTGGTGAAGTTGCTGAACTTCAGCTCGGCCATCGGGTTGAAGGGGATCAGGTCGAGCTTGCGCGCTTGGCGGAAGGCCATGACGACGAGGCGAAATAACTGCTGAACGTAGGACAGCGACAGCTCTTCCTGCGCCGGCCACATTAGCTGCCTGTCCAGGCTTTGGGCGTTGAGGTCGCTCAGCAGCAGATCATTCAGGCGCGGCTTGAGCTGGCAGCTGATTGCAGACCTGATAGCCGCCCGACGCTTGTCAGACAGTGCCCGCGACTTGGCCATGCGCTCACCGAACCAATCGAGCAGCTCGCCGACAGTCAGCCAGCCCGACACGCTGGCCGCGCCATCAGCCGCCACGCGCAGGCGCACTGCTGGCAACGCTGCGATCACCTGCTTGGTGTTGAGGTCGGGAAAGGCTCCAATACGGTGCCATTGGCGCTTGTGGAGCAAGTACCAAGAACCACGCGTACGATTTTTGGCGAAACGAAAGTGCAATGCAGGGTGGCCGGCATCACGCAGGTCACGCACATGCTCGAGCTTGGCGTTGCGCACAATCTCGGCATCCGACAGTTTTACTGTCAGGGTTTTGATTTGGGTATTCAAACGTTGCCCTCCTTTCGGGCAAGTAGGTCAACGACCTCAAAAGTCGATGGCCACATCCAATCGCCGTAGCGCTTGGCCATGGCCTCATCAGCGAACAAAGCCACGGCATGGTCAGGCAGAACGTCCATGTCCAACTTGAAGCCGCAGCAATGCACCGCATAGCGGTAATTGGCCGGGACCGGAACGGCCAGGCGAATCGGTGCCATCAGTTTTTTTCCTTTGTGTATCGACCGGCCAGACTGCTGACCTTTTCGGGTTTGGTCGGCTCAACCCAGCCAGCCGCAAGCTGTTCGAATCGACTGTACTGACCGTGGAAAGCGGCACGCACGGTGCCGCCGGCAATATCACGGCCCTTACCGATAATGATTTCGGCAATGCCTTTGGCTTCGGAGTGTTCGTGGTAGACCTCGTCGCGGTACACGAACAGAATGATGTCCGCGTCCTGCTCAATGGCGCCGGATTCGCGCAGGTCAGAACACAGCGGGCGCTTGTTGGGCCGTTCTTCGCATTTGCGGGAGAGCTGGCTGAGCAGAATCACCGGGACGCCCAGCTCGCGAGCCATGAGCTTCGCGGTTCGCGTCATGTGGCTGACTTCCTGCTCACGGCTGGACGCGCGCGAGTCGGACTCCACCAATTGCAGGTAATCGATGACAATGAGGTCCAAGCCATACCGACGCTTATGGCGGCGAGCGGCCGAGCGCAGTCGATTCATTGACATCGACGCGCGATCCGACAGGAACAGGTTCGATTTCTTGAGCTTGCCGGCGGCACTCATCAGCTCGGCGCCGTGAGTGTTAGGGGCTTTACCATTTTTGATCAGCTGTAACGGCACTCGCCCTTCGGACGCCATGAAGCGATCCATTAGGCCCGTGTTATCCATTTCCAGGCTGAAAGCCATCACGCTTTTCCCATCACGGATAGCGGCGTGAGATGCGATGTTCATGGCGAGCGTGGTTTTGCCCATGGCCGGGCGGCCAGCGATGATTATCAGTTGGCCAGGCTTGAGGCCTTGCAGCTTCTCGTCCAAATCAGGAATACCCGTGGACAACCCGTCAATCTCATCACCGCGATCCGCCCGGGCTTGTAGAACCTCGATGTAGTCGTTGAGAAAGTCCTCCGCCTTGACCACTTCGGATGTTGCCGACTGACTGTCGATGGCGTGTGACTCAGCCTGTACCGCTGCGACCTTGTCCGCCGCCGGCTGGTCACCGTAGGCAATGTCGTTGATCCGCACGCTCAGTTCGATGATCGACCTATCCAGGCTGCGCTCACGAACCGTTCCGGCGTAGGATGCGGCGTTTGCAACACTCGGTGTATTGCGGGCAATTTCTGCAGCGTAGGCAAATGAACTCGCGCCACCAGGCAGATCACCCACATAAACCCCGACCGTCACGATATCGACGGGATGCCCATCACCGTGCAAGGCCAAAATTCCGCGATAAAGCTCGGCGTTGTCCTCGTAGTAAAAGTCCTCGGGCACCAGGTCGGCGGCCAGGATATCGATCAGCTCAGGGCGTAGAAACATCGCCCCCAGCACACCATGTTCAGCTTCCAGGCTGTAGGGATCACGCATTGTAATTACCCTCAACGACCTTCACGAAGTTGCTTGGGGCAATAAGCCAATCGAAGTTGCAGCGGAAAGGATTACCGCCAGAAGCAGAAACCTTGCCCATCAGAAACTCGCTGGAACGCACCAAGGCGAAGTACTCAGCCCAGAAACTGAGATCCTGATGAACATCGCTTTCGTTCCACCGTGCGCTGACCTTGGCGATACGATCCTTGGTCAACAACATGACCCGGGGAAACTCCGGGATCGTTGCGTTGAACAAATCGACGATTGCCTGGGTTGGGCATTTCGGTTTCGAAATTTTCGTTGGTTGCTCGGCGCCAACAAGAGGTGATGGTTCACTTGATGGTTCTATTACGGTTCTGGGTGCGGCTGCTGCGGGGGTTTGTGTCGTGAGCTGCGGGGGTGGTGGTGCATCTGCTGCGGGGTGCACCGCTTGCGGGGGTGCATAAGATGCGGGGGTCAGTGTGTAAATCGTCGAACGCCCCATCCGTTCCCGGACAGACAAAAGACCTACCTGGCCGAGCCACTTTATGGCGGCCTGAACAGTCCTTTCTGCAAGGCAAGTACGCTCAGAGATACGAGCGACGGAAGGCCAGCAAACACCCTCGTCGTTTGCATTGTCAGCCAACGAAATCAGAACAGACTTCTGTGGGCCGCTCATGCCTTGCAACGGCCAGCACAGGCTCATGATGATGGTACTCATGCGAGAACATCCTGGGCAGGAGCTAAGGACGCCTTCAAATGATTGAGGCATGCTTGGCGAAATTTAGACTTGGAGGTATGCGAGTACTGACCGCTGATCATTAGGGCAGCCTTCATCGCGGCGGATTGATTTGCAGTGAGGTGTTTAGACACCTTTTCGGAATCGCCGAACAGTGTCGCGACATCGCCCGAGCTGTTGACGGCGCGGCTGTTATTGACCATTATTCACCTCGTTATGAAGCTGTACTGAACCGCCCTGCCAGGCGGTTTTTTTATGCCTGCGATTTGGGTACTGGATGAATCAACAGCTAAGCCAAATCACTTTTGCCGAGTTCTTAACCAAGCGAAAATTCACCCCACCAGAGCACCGCTTTGCGATGGAAACGGTCGTACCTCTTCAGCAGTAAATGTGCCGTCCGGGTGCTCTTGAACCTGAATATCTCTTTCGGCTCGAAGTGCTTTGGAGATAGCAGGAGAGCTGACGCCGAGTGCCTTGGCGACAGCGGTCTGCCCGATCCTCTCTACCAACTCTGGTAACGGCGTCTTCTTCATTTCTTGGCCCAACATGGATGATGTGTGCTTGCGATATTAACCGGCGGTTATATTTTAAGCAATACCGGCGGTTAGCGCAAATAACTTAACCAACGGTTAAATTTCACGAATGACCAAAAAGAAAGAGCTGTCCCCAGAACTTAAAGCTGAATGCGAAGCGGCAAAGTCCCTGTTCGTCTCAAAGAAGAATGCGTTGGGCCTAACTCAGGCCAGCTTGGCAGAGGCGGCTGATATATCGGCCGCGGCGGTAGCCATGTATTTAAATGGAACGAACCCGCTCAACGCGAAATTCGCAGCCGTCCTATCCAGGCTACTGGGGGTACCCGTAGAACGGTTCAGTAAGCGTCTCGCAGTTGAGATTGCTGGACTGACAAATATCGATCATCAGGATTCTGGCCTTTCCGCATCAGAAATGGTTCGGCAGATGCTCGCAGCGAAAGGGAAAAGTCTTTCAGATGCCGCTCGCGCAAGTCTCCTTGCGGCTGCGGAGCAAAGCGATTTGGGGAATGTGGTCCCGGTTGAATTTTCTCGCCCAGGTCGGATAGGCGACGAGGTATGGATTGCGCACTACGATGTGCGCGCCGCCATGGGAGGTGGGCAGATCCCGCACGAATACCCGGAAATGCTTCAGGACATCAGGGTCAGCCCCAAGCATCTGCGCGACCTGGGTGTCACGTTCAAAGAACACTTCCACCTGAAGATGATCACCGGGTGGGGCCAGTCGATGGCGCCGACGATCAAAGACCGCGACCCGCTGCTTGTGGACATCACGGTCCGGGAGTTCACCGGAGACGGGATATACCTCTTCTCCCACAACGACATGCTGTACGTGAAACGGTTGCAGAAGAAAGGCAAGGACCACTTCAAGATGATCTCGGACAACAAGCATCATGATCCCGAGGATATCCGAGTGGATGACACCTATATCCTGGCTCGTGTGCTGCTGGTGTGGAACGCTCACCTTGTTTAATGGATGAAGAGATAAATGGAATCCGAAATTGGTTTTGAGTACGCGATAAGACTGACGGCTCGCCAGATTTATGACTACCTGAAGTCTGTTGGGTGCACGCTACCTTGTGAAGCCTGCGGACACGATGATTTCAGGGTTGAAACCAACGATGATCGGGTGGCATTTGTGACTCAGGAGCTATACGAAAATCCAGCCATGGGCGTGGTGCTAGTGCCTTTGACCTGTCATAGGTGCGGAAACACGCGATTGATTAATGCGATGCCAATGGCCAAGGCTGTGTTTGCTGACCATACTGGAGATGACGATGGCAAATGACAACGTCGTAGGCTTTCGTCGTTCTAACGGCAGTGGTTCGGGCAGGCCTCCCGGAGGGGAAAGTTTGGATATTCGGCTTAAAGCCATAGAAGATGAAATGCCAGGCATCAAGGAAAAGCTTAATTTGATCCTAGGTAAGCTGGACTCTATGGAAAAGCACAACGCCACCAAAGCTGACCTAGCCAACACTGAGCTAAGCCTGCTTAAGTGGTGTATTGGTACGGCGCTGGCTATGACAGGTCTTGCATGCGCGATTACTTTCGGACTGACAAAATTGTTCGCCGGTACTTAAAAGACTCATCTATAAAGCCAAAGCTCGCCTTGTGCGGGCTTTTTATGTCCGTCAGAAAGGCGCCGGCTCTTCAGGCTCAAACGCCCCCTCTCCCCTTCCCGCCATCTCCACCTCCTGCTGCTCCCACCTCACCGTCACGCTGCCGTCGTCATTGAGCGTCAGCTCAAGCTCGTCAGTCCCTGCGATCACACCAAGCACCTCTTCCCACTCCCGATCTCCATCCGTGTCCAGACGATGAATCGTCACCCAGCGCTGCGCTTGCGCCACTGGGTGATTGATCATTGATGAAACGCGCAATGCTAAGCGCTCCATGCCGCTCATTTCTGCTTTTTGTTCTTGCCTCTTTTGTGCGCTGACCATCTTAAATCTCCGAACAATACTGTATGGATATACAGCCATTCAAAATTTTAACCCATCGCTCAGAAAAAATAAATTAACCGCCGGTATTGACACAAACATAAACCGGCGGTTAATTTAAGCCTTCGCCGGATAACAACCGGCCAGATGGAGGGCAGCGATGGACCGGCCTCAACGGTTCAGAGGGTTGGCAACTGACCCGGGTGTGCAGCGTAAAACACCAAGACAGTTATCCAGCGGGGCAAGCCGCGGCTGGAAGAAAAATTTGATTGAGCCTGTGACCGACGCCAGTAGCGGGTCAAGGCGAAGCGCATTACTGAAGCACCTTCTTGCGAGGGTGCTTTGGGATGACCAAGAGGAGTGTCGAAATGCAACAGCCAGAAGGCACAACCATTACGGAACGTTGGGTTTCAGCTCCGTCATTACAGGGGAAAATTGAGGCGGCCCTCATGACCTTGGCGTGTCATGGAGACCCAGGATTGAAGACGAAACTCTTATTGATGCACCCAAGCAGCTACATCGAAAAACAGGACTGCCTTAAGTTCGCAACTATAGTTCTCAGTCGGACAATAACTGCATCATTACAAGCTTTGCCTCCTCTGCATCTTGAGACGATTTCGAAAGAATTAGCTGAATATCTCGCTTCAGAATTCGAATCTCCATAACGCCATACCAGAACCCGTCCTCAAGCTCCACGGCGTCCCCGACCTTGATCGACCGGTCGGTCTCAAGAATCTTCGGATTCATGTCGTCAGCGTCGTATTTGAACTTCAACTTGAACTTGCGCATGCGCAGTTCGCCCTCCTTTGCAGGTTGTGATGTGTGAGAGCGCTCAGCCTAGCGCAAAGCCCGTCACCTGGGCAGTGGTGAGCTGGCCGCTGGCCACCCATTGATCACACCGAGGATTCCAAATGGACAGAGAAATTACCTGCGGCGCATGGAAAGGTCACCTCGGTAGAGGCCTTGCTCCCAAAGAGCTTCAGTACTTATTGGCCGCCGCCCAGGGCATGACGGCCAAAGAGATTGCCCGTCAGTTCGACGTGGCAGCCTGCACGGTAGCGAAGCGCCTTTCCTGCGCCATGTTCAAGCTCGGCGTTACCCGCCAGACAGCCATGATTGCCGAGGCTATGCGCCGCCAGATCATCTCGCCCATGTGCTTCGTGTTGGCGGCGCTGATCGCCATGCACGCAATGATCGGTGACGAGTCAATGCGTCGTGACCGCCGGGTACCAGAACGCCGTACGGCAGAAGTCAGGATGGTACGCCGCGCCGAACAACCGATGCTGCTCGCTTAACTCAAACACCGAGGAAAAAGATATGCCCCAATCAATTCAAGAGCGTGCCGAAGGGCTCGCTGCTCTCCGTGTCCGCGCAACCATTGCCACCAGCGCGATGTACGCCTTGATCGGTAAAGAGCAGCCCGTGCAAGAGGTTCGCTTCCAGGTAATCAATAAGGGCAGCGGCGCTTATCACGTTGTCGAGCGCTCCACCGGCAAAGTAATGGGGATGTGCTTCACCTGGAAGGCAGCGGTCAACCGCGCACAGGTGCTTGAGGCTCGCGCCGACGGCAAGAAGATCAACATTGAAGGATGGTCCCAGTGATCAACGCAACCCCGTGAAGCGCATCAGCAAGATAAACGCCGCGCGGCGCAGGCCAACATGGCTGGCAATTCAGGCAAGTGGAATCGATGAGGTAGGCCATGGCCGAGGAACAGCAGGAGCCGACGGCGGAAGCCCTGAAGCAGCGCCGCAAGCGCGAGAAGGCAGCAGCGAAGGACGCCGCATTAGGCGTCGAGAAGTTTACGGTTGAGGTGGCCGGCGTGTTCAAGGCCGACCTCAAGCGACTGATGAAGCAGCACGGCTTCAACAATCAGCAGGAAGTGTTCCAAAACCTGCTGCGCACCGTGATCACCGCCGACGTCGATACTGCGGCGCGAATGCTAAGGTGTGTCACGACACCTTTTGTAGTCACTGAAAAGGTGTCGCAGATCATCAGGGCCGCAGGCCTGAAGTCGCTCTCAGACGACCCGCCCGAGCCTGGCGACGAAATCGCCCCCCCCGCATAATCCACCCTACTCGCTGCACCCGATAGCAGATAGAACCAAACAAAATAAAGTGTCAGCCAGTTCTACGACCTAAAATACGCGGAAGAACTTTTAGAACCTCAGACGCAGTATTTTGTTCCAACTTACTTCTTTCCAGCTCAAAAGTTGTCTGCCCAGGTTGTAAAATTATATTTCTTTCAGACTCGACTAAATTTCTTGCAACCTCAGTTAGAGAGTCGGCGGACTCAGCTAATAAAGCAGTACTTATACCAAAATATTTTAGTTCTAAATTGGTTATCTCATTCTGAAAATACTTCACCTCTAATAAACCAGACTTGTACAGACGCAGAAAGAAAAAAGCAAACATCTGAATAAAGATAACCAAAGATAAGCGTGGAATAAACGATATAGCGAAATTAACCATATCTTGCTGCACTCCAGCAGTCTGCCAAACAAAATAACTTAAAACACCCAGCCCAGTAACTGTAGTTAGAAAGCCTAACGTTAAATTTACATTGCCTCGTAGACCGAGTGCCGAAACCTCGTCCATCAGTCTAATTCTTGACTGCGCAAACTCTCGCTCAATTACTTGAAGTTTCCTTTCTTGATCGGCTTTTTTTGAAACAGATTTAGAAAGCTCTTCCAATAATTCCTGTCCCGCCGAAGCCTTTAGCGATAAAACAGCATCCGCCACGATCTCCTTGTGATCGGCCGGAGACATCAGAAGCAGATTACTTTTAAGCTTTCCAATAGACTCTTCCAGTTTATCTAAGCGTTCCTGACGGCGATCGCGCAAGTCAACCCCGATAGTGCTCTTTATGCCCAATCCAGCAATTTCACCTATAAAAGAACGAGCTTTCGGGCTTAGCGTAAATCCATTTTGCAGGTAGGCTAATGTCGAAAACCCTAAAACCCACAATGATAGAAAAAAGGCTAACAGATACATGAATTCTTCAGGGGCCGGGATAAACCCTAAATAGTAATTTTTTTTATTTCCCGCAGAGAAAACTAAAGAGATTGCCAATATTAAAGGAACGATAATAAGTATATTTCTCGCCCTTTTCCTCTTCTCCATTTTAAGCGCGTCTTCCGTGCCAATATTTTGTTGAGAAGTTGTCGTTCCATCATCCATAAGGTTGCTCATGACGCTTCCTATAAAAACCTGTGATTTTAGCTGAGGATACAGGATGGCTATTAGCTATGGCAGTGTCTGCAGTGGAATAGAAGCCGCGACACAAGCCTGGCACCCGCTGGGCATGCGCGCCGTATGGTTCGCCGAAATTGAGCCGTTCCCCTCTGCGGTCCTGGCCCACCACTACCCCAACGTGCCCAACCACGGCGACATGACCAGGTTGGCCGCACTTGTGCTGGCCGGCAAGATCCCGGCGCCGGACGTGCTGGTAGGCGGCACCCCGTGCCAAGACTTCAGCGTTGCCGGTATGCGAGCAGGTCTCGGTAGCGAGCGAGGGCAACTGACCATCAAATTCGTGGAGTTAGCAGATGCAATTGACCATGTTCGAACCGCAAGAGGAGAAGCTGAGTGCGTCCTCACTTGGGAGAACGTCCCAGGCGTCCTCAGCGACAAAGGGAACGCCTTCGGATGCTTTCTTGGCGCGCTTGCTGGGGAAGACTGCGAACTGCAGCCTCCAGGGAAGAAATGGCAGGACGCTGGTTGTGTGTATGGACCCAAAAGAGCAATCGCGTGGAGGGTCTTGGACGCCCAATATTTCGGCCTGGCCCAACGACGCCGTCGTGTGTTCGTTATCGCAAGTGCTCGAGACGGCTTCGATCCCACCAAGGTACTTTTTGAGCGCGAAGGCCTGCGCCGGGATAATGCGCCGCGCCGAGGCGAGGGGCAGGACGTTACCGGAACAGCTCCTTACGGCCCTCAATTCCTGCGCGGGCCAGTTGCAGCTTTAACTGCGAATGGTGTCGGAACATGTGGCGCGGATGACAACCAGGCGCAGGCAGGGCATCTGCTTGTCTTTGGCGGGAACGACACCCGTGGACCAATCGATGTAGCACCGGCACGCAATGCATGCGCCAGCGCCAGCGGTAGGTTGGACTTCGAAAGCGAGGCCTTTGTGGTTCACAGCACTCAAGCCCCTTTTATGAGTGTCGACCAGGCGCACACGTTGGGTAGGAATAATGGACGGCAAAAAGCGTTGTTCGTAGCAGCCTTTGCAGAAAGCTCCCACGACGAACTGAGATATGAGGACAGCGACGGCGGCATCACCGGAGCCATGTGCAGTACCGGAGGGAAGCCAGGACCGGGCGCCAAATCGGTTCAAGTTGGCGCTGCAGTGCGCCGCCTAACTCCCATCGAGTGCGAACGCCTCCAGGGCATGGACGACAACTATACCCTGATCCCCTGGCGCGGAAAGCCAGTCAACCAATGCCCGGACGGCCCTCGCTACAAGGCTCTTGGTAACAGCAAAGCGGTCACGGTCGTTCGCTGGATAGGGAAACGCATCCAAAACACGTTAACTGGTGAGGATACAGTTGACGCTCGCGAATAAATCCAGCATATAGACTGCGATGAATTTAGGAAGTCGACAGATGGACCTTAAGCAACTCAATTTAAAGAACAAAGTCACTGAAGCGAATATCACATCCGTCTCTACAATTTTTGCCAATACGTGGATGACGCTAATTTCACCGATTCTTATCGGTCTGTTTATAAGTAAACTATTTTCCACAGACAACAAATTCACCGGAACCGAGACAATCTTTGCCGTAGTAGCCATTGCAATCCACATCATTCTTGCATTAATCCTCTACAAATCAGGATCACGACACAGCAACTCAGTAGAAATCGACAATATGATCAATGAGCTCCACACACTAAAAAATGATGTAATCCCTAAAGCTCAAGAACTTTATGCCTGCTCTACCGCCCAACAGATAGTCGTATACTTAATGACCTTGGATTTAGAAGCCCGCATCGGGGAAATTAATCTTAAAGAAAAGGACTACCCTATTGCACAGAGGTGGGAAGACTGGGCAAATGGTCTTGAAGCAGTTTTGTGGCACCTAGTGCAGCACAGAGTTCCGCTATTCGGCTACTCAGGCGAAAGCATGTTCAATATGGCTCTGTATTTATACGATAAAACTGACGATGACCTATTCATAGTTTGGAGGAAGCATGATGACAGAATGACCACTTCGAACAGAAGATGGAAGCCTGGTCTAGGTCACGTAGGGCTCGCTTTTGTCCAACAAGAAGCGAAAATTTGTCATGACATATTTGAAAGCACTGAACTAGCCAACTCCTCAACAAGTGACTCATCAGATAAAACAAAGTATAGATCTTTCCTTTCAATCCCAGTAACTGACTCTTTTGGAGCCAGTGATGGAAGAAAACCTTTGGGTGTGCTAGTATTTACAAGCAGTAGCGTGGGTCAGTTTGACTGGGAGCGAGATAGATTCTTTACGCTTACAGTTGCCAAACTGCTTTCCGTTTACATTGAAAGAAATGTAACAGATTGGACAGGAGCAGCAAAATGAGCAAGCTTAAAGATGAGAAAGTTGCCATTAAGCCAGTAGCCGCCTCTATCAAAAGAGCAGAGGGCGTTACCTCCGTCAGTATGAGCTTTGAAAGCTTTCTTGTGGAAAGTCACAAAAAGAAAGATGCTTACCTAGAAAACTGGGTCGATTCGGAAATTAAAAAAAGCAGTAACTACTTCAAAAAAGAAATTTACAGCGAAGAGTGAACCACACCAAATAGATTTTTAAAGCCGGAAATTTCCGGCTTTTTATTGAGCCCTTTAAAACCGCCTTCAAAATCTTAAAAACATCTAATAAACCCAAAATCTCAAACCGTCTATAGTTGCGCTCACAGAATAGTTTACCGCCTTCTGCGTGCACCTTTTCAGCCACCTTGTTTAAATTCCTCTATATGCCGGCCATTGAACGGCGGGCGAGGTATATCTGTGGAGGATAAAGACTTCTACAACGATCTGATTAACGTGCTGATGACTCAGTTCATCGTGATCTGCAATGAGAACAGCGTCGCATTATTCCTCAGTGCACACATCCCGAACTAGTAAGCCTCCTACCTAGCTTGGATAACATACCTTTCGGGCTACAACGGTGAGTTCTACGAGCTCTTCGCACTAGTGTTTGGCGCCGTTCGATCACAAACCACGCCTGTGCTGCACATCAACCACTCACCCCGACGACAGTGCAACGCTGGAAGCGATCATCCAACTCATCTTCTGCCGCCCAGCACGGCAAGGACACCCCAAGAAAATCATCAAGACGGCGCTGCACACAGACGGCGGCGGGAGGTAGCTATGGCAGAAGCCAAGGAAAAGTCAGAAGCATTTCAGTTGGACAAGGTGCCAGAAGCGCGAATGGCCGAGATCATCGGCACCACCAAACGGGCGCTGGAAGGCAAACGCGATCGGGGCGTAATTCCTAAAGGCGTCTGGAACAAGTTAGACGGACGGATTTTTTATAGCTTAAGGAGATATGAAGCATGGCTAGAAAGCCAATGGGCCTGCCCACAGGAGTTGAATTCGCTGGTCAGTCCGTTCGCATTCGGTTCACCTGGCGAGGCGAGCGGCGCTGCGAGACTCTCGCACACCCACAAACACCAAAAGGGATCAAAGCGGCAGCCGATCTACGCGATCAAGTAATAGGCTTGGCCAAGCACGGGGTTCTGGATGATCAGCGATACGCCGAACTGTTCCCGAACTCCAGCTACATGCCGGCATCGCTGGTGATGACATTCGGCGAGTACGCCCAGGCATGGATCAACAGCTTGGAGATCGTGCCCGGCACACGTAGAAACTATCGCGCAACAATCAACACCTATTGGATGCCGTGGCTTGGCCAGCTGCCGATCACGGCAATCACCACCATGGTGCTGCGAAGAATCATCAGCGAAACCGTATGGGATACCCAATCAATTAAGCGCGAGTCCATAGCCCGTGTCACTTCGCTGCTCAAAGCCGCGGTGCAGGATGAGTTGATTGACCGCAACCCGGCGTTACCGATCAAGCTGCCGAAGAAAGCAAAAAAACAGGTAGACCCGTTTTCCGGGGATGAAGCAGCCGCAATCATCGAGTGGATGTACGCCAATTTAAAAAAGCCAGGCGTACGGATATTCGCAGCCTACTTTGAGTTCGCGTTCTTCTGCGGGATGAGGACAGGAGAGATAGCGGCTTTGCGCTGGGATGAGGTCAACATGGACACGCGCACCGCGCACGTCTGCCGTATCGTTGTAGATGGGGAAGTAGAGGAACGCACCAAAACGAAGTACGCGAGGACGGTGATGCTTAACAGTCGGGCGCTGAACGCCTTGCGGCAGGCCAGGCAGATCGCCGACAACCGCTTGCTGCAGCGAAGAAGGATCAAAAAAGAGTCGCCGTACGTTTTCCCACCATCGGGAAGCTCGGAGTTTATCGGCCGCCCCTCTCAGACCGGAGAGCAGTTCTCCAAGGCGCTGTCTGCACTGGAAATAAGGCCACGGCCCCAGTACAACTGCCGTCACACATATGCCACTATGTGTTTGATGGCGGGGATGAACTCTGCCTTCATCGCGGGCCAGTTGGGCCACAGTATTCAGGTACTGCTGACGACTTACGCAAAATGGTTATCTTCGACCACTGATTGGTCAGAAGTCGGAAAGCTTGAGCAAGCA